GATTAAAGCGTGGCTGTTTAAACAAGAGCAAGAGCCTGAAGGTATAATATATCGAATCAATAATAACTTTCATACTGTTGGCTCAGGTCAGATATTCAACCTAATTAACCCGTATCAAGTTTTGAGCTCATACGAGACAACAGACACTGTTACTGTTTCAGGTACAGGTTGTAATAGTTTAGAAGATTTTAAGCTTCCACCTGGTGATGTGAAAGGTAGATAGGTAGGTTCTAGCTTATTAAAAACACGAGACTGGTCCCTAGATATACTTGTAATGTTTACTGCAACAACTGGTAGAGTTAAGTTTTGCGCTTTATTTACAATATCATATATGACTCTCTCTTTAGGCTTGAAGACATAACGTACTTCGATCTTCTCTTGCTCTACTCGACTTTTGTTATATCTCGAAATAACGCAGTCATCAAACGCAGCTACAAACTGCGTCATGATGTCTTTTATCTCGAAGAAGAACGATTTATTTTTCACAAGACTATTTAGTCTATATGAAACGGTCTAGAAAGTATTTAGGTACTTTACTTTTCGCTCTAACAAGAGCTTCTACAATAGCTCCATCCATAACATATGTAACGCAACTATCATCTTTCGATCTCACACCTCTACCGCAAGCCTGGATGAATGAACTCAACATCTTATTCTGATACCAACTAAAGTCTTCTTTCATAAGACGTTCAATTCGCTTATCTGCAATCGGTAAGTAAGGCGCTTTAATAATAATTTGAAACTTAGCTAAGTCACCCTTTAAGTCTACACCATGAGACATACTCGGTGAGACTAGAATAGTCGGCTCATCTGTATTATAATGCACATCGAGAATCTCTTCATTACGTACGCCAGCCTCTCTATAAAGCATTCGCTTATTACGTAACTTACCCTTTAATGCAGCTGTAATAGCATTTGTCTGCGTATGAATAATACCTTTATCATTTGGATGCATATCGCAGATCGTTTGAATCTGCTTAATAATACCTGGTAAGTTTGATTGTAGGTTATTGTAGTTTAGCTTAACCTTTGTTGTTATATAAATTGGCGCTTTCTCAGCATCGAAAGTCGAATCAGCTTCAATGTACTTATAGTCTGTAATACCTAGTGTCTTACAGAAACTAGCAGGGTCAATAATAGTAGCCGACATTAATACGATTTTATCTGCGAACTTAAAGATCTTCTCAGCTAACTTATCTACCTTGAGAGGTATAAATCGAATGCCTTTATCAAAGCGATCAACAACATATTCACTATCCTGCCATGTAGACAGCAATGTCTTAAGCTTGTTATGCAGCTTTGTTATCACATCAAACTCTATTCTAATTGCTGACTGAACATTACTCTTTTTAAGATCTCTATCACTCAGCTTAGAGGTAATGTCAGCTAGCTTATCACCAACTCTATTAGTGATAGTATTCACCCACCTGCTCATCTTATCATATTCAGTTGAAAGCGGCACAGATGGAACTTCAATTTTTGATCGCTTCAATACATCAAAGATAATCTCACACGAAAACTCTTTTACTAACATGTCTTCAATTTCTGAAGCCTCGTCGCAGATAATATACTCTCTACGCTTAACGTGTTCTGGTAAAGAAAAGAACATGTTATAATTAAGTACAGAAAAGTTACTTGTTATCACATTATTACGGTTAACATAATACGGGCATGTATTACTCTCCCAGCATGCATCTCTAATAGCTCTAACGTGTACGCATGGCGCGTGTTCTACTGTAAAATCAGTATCATATGTACACTGATAGTTTATCTTGCCCTTAAGCATACCTGTGTTGGTAAATAACTCCTTGTACTGATCTTGCAGAGCTTTAGTTAGTGTCAACGCGAATGCACCGAATGGCTTCTCATCATAAATTGCATCTTCATAAGCATATTCACCTGATGGTCCGCGCTTGAAGATCTTATAGCTGTTAACTAGGTCAGTAAACTTATCACTAGCTTGATTCGCAGCATTGCCTAAGGTCTTAGATATAAATGACTTACCTGAGCCTGTAGGCGCGCTACATACTACAAACTTTACGCCTGACTTAAAAGCCTCGTCAATACTATTAAGTAGCTTGACTTGCGACTTACTTGGCTTAAACTTTTCCGGAAAGGATTTAAGAAGGTCTATATTCATTAATATGATTATAGCCTAGTTCGTTTAGTTTACAGTAGTAATAGTAATAATATTATTATAAATTTTATTACTACCGACAGCGTTAATGCTGTTAACAAGCTTATTCATCTCCTTGTGGTTATTAGAAAGAGATGTCAAGTGATAATTAAGTGTTACACCTTTATCGTTTTCTTCTATAAGAAAGGGATACGGTAGCTCTAAGATCTTTTCTTCTTTTTTATCAGTCTGTATATAAAACTTGATAAAGTATTGTTTGATATTAAACAACTTAATAACACCAGATTTAAGCGTCTTCTTATTACACTTTATAATAACATTTGATTGAAGAAGCTTCTGTAATTTTTCACTGTAGTAATCGATGCTCATGAATCCATAAAGTTAATTTTTTGTTCTGTATTCAGAACAAAAATATTTTTGTTAAAGTATTCCCAGAAATCATCATTTGCAGGAATAGTGTTTATAACTTGTACATTCTCTGCAGAGACAATTCTGTAGTCTTGCATTAGAATATCCCATACAACCACTGCGCCTTTTTTATTCTCACTAAACTGATGCCCATTTTTTGGAGGTGCATAGTTTAACACAACCTTACCATTGGTTGTGTTAAGTAAGTCGTAGCTTTTAGTACACAACATACGTCTTGTAAGCGGCTTACCGGGTAGAGGTCGTCTTCTTACAAAACGTACATCGAGTACATTATTAAGCAGTAGAGATTCTAGTGTACCTACATCCATAATTACTGTTCTTTTTTCTTGCAAATACCAAACACTCTACTTTCGTTGAGGAAGATACCGTTCTTAATCTTGCCGTGACCGGTAATATCGATATTCGCAACAGTTACACCAAGGTTGTTAGGGAAGATAACAATGTCGTCTTTCTTAACATATTTTGCTTCAGGACCTGTCAAGATAACAACTGCTTTGCGCCATGCCTTTGTAAGGGCATTCGCAGGAATATACAGTCCGCCTCTCATAACTTCGCCAGTCTCAGCTGTGTCAATATACTCAACGAGAATAATATCGTCAAACAAGAAGTTTAGTTCGAAATCGTCAAGACCGAAGTCTCCAGATTGAACAGCGGAAAGATCAATAAGACTCTTTGTTGGTTTAATAATATCAATATCAGCAGGCATTATAAGACTATTTACAAGTAGTTTCGGATAATGCCATATACATTTTCAACTCTCTTGTTGAGAGGCAATTATTTTTTGCTTGAATAAGAAGTAAATCATCTTCAACCTTTGTTTCTTCATCCTTTTTAACTTTTTTGACATATTGAATACGTTTAAATTTAGACTTTGGAATTAGGTTATCGTACAGCTTATACAACTCAACCTTATCATCAAACAATGTAGAGTACTTATTAAGTGTATGATTTGTAAATACTGCTTTCGATTTATCTGAAAACGAAAGCCACCTATTAAGCATATATGGAACGAACAGCTGAATTTCTTCAGCTGTTACTTCCTCTTTCTTTACAGGTTTAAATAAAAGATTTTGTATTAATGTAAAGAAGTTCATACAATGACCTTAGATGTAGCTACAAAAATATCAGCAACTTCACGATTAAAGTAATCAATTACTGCTAGTTGAAGTTCTTTCACACCTTCATCAGATAGGTTAGTATTGTATGCAAATCCTGGTGCCTTCTTACCAGCGTTAATGTTGATACCTGTATGGCCGATAGCTACTCCGTCTTTAGAGTAAGTAATCGATACACTTACCTTACCAACTTCGCGTTCTGTTTTATCGGAGCCAATAAACCTATCGTGCACCATAAGGTCATCGCCTTTCATCTCGATAGGCTTTCTAATAAGACTTGCAAGGATATTTGCAATACCAGTATTAAGCAATCGTTGAAACGCTACCGCTCCTGTAGGACACATATTAGGAATCTCCCAGCAGAAATTAATAGCATCATCGCTATAGATATAATCTTTAGTTAATAGATCTTCGAGATCTATAAGGTTATCACTCACAAACATAGGAGCTCTAAACGAAACAATATTACCGCAAGGTGCCACTTCTTTCTTGAAGAACTTGTAGGCAAAGCGTTTATGAATTAGGTCTCCATTATAAATAGGTTGTTCAATAATCATATAATAATTATTATAGTATAGGGGTAATATTTTTCAACTTTAACATTACTTGTTTTATTGCCATCCACATATCTAAGTAAGTATAGGTTGCTAATCTACCAGCAAATATTACATTGCTCTCATGCTCAGCTAATTTTTTATACTTAACATACATCTCCATACCTTCACCAAAAGGCATAGAATAAAAAGGAATGTCACCTTGTTCATACTGCTTAGGATATTCTTCAGTTATTACTGTCAACCCTTTATGATTTTCTGTAAAATAACTATGGTCATATTTTCTAGTATAATCTACCGCTTTATTATTTTGATTAATAATAAAAGTATCTTGTTTATTCTTTGTTACATGATGCTTAAACTCTAACGACCTATAAGGAAGCTCTCCATAACAATAGTTAAAATATTCATCGACTTTACCAGTATACACAATTAGATCAGATTTTACGCTTTTCCAATCATTTTTATCGCAATTTGTATTAACTTTAATACCCTCCAACATCTTAGTCATCATTGCAGTGTATCCGTGTTTTGGTATACATTGGTATTTTTGACCTTCAAACCATGTAGGGTCTTCAGAGTCTTTTGTTTTAGGTATTCTATTAGTAATAGATTTAGGGATTTCATCGAAAGGGACACCCCACTGTTTTTCTGAGTAATCCTTGAAGATGTACTCTATGATTTCTTCTTGTGATAATTCTCTACCAATCTCAGAAATAGTTTTCTTACTATATGGTAAAGATATCAGGCCTAGTCTAGAATTACCTTTAGGTTGTAGTTTAAACGGAATCCATTCTGTATAATCACTTAAAAAGTTGTAAACTTCTTCATCATCTGTATGAAATATATGAGGCCCATAATTATGTACCATAGTTCCATTAACGTTAGAGTCATAACAATTTCCTCCAATGTGATTTCTTGTCTCAAAAATCTCTACATTATACCCCCTTCTTTGTAAGAGGATTGCTGCGGTAATTCCTGATAACCCACTTCCAATAATAGTAGCTTTCATATTATATAAGCTCTAATAAACATATACCCCTATCATCTACCTTATTCGAGATAGCAGATATTTTATATTGTGGATTATTAGCTATAAAATCTGCTATAACAGGCTGCACAATATCGTGTATCATATAATAATCATCTACACAAATAGTAGGTATATTAAGTCGTTTGCAGTTGTTTAGATCTGCAGTAAGGGTAGGTACATCATGACCGCCGTCAATCCATGCAAAATTAATTTGTTGATCGCTGGTTAAAGATGTTAAAGTAATCTTACTATCACCTTCAATAAATTTAATATAATTATTAAATTGAGTATTTAAAAAATCAGTACATTGCTGAGCTCTATCATCATCTACACCATTCATACCAAATGTAATTACTTGTACATTTGGTAGTAGACACTTAATAAAATAACAAAAGAGACCACTCTCAGTGCCAGTTTCAAGAACATAGTTTATATTTTTATTTTGTACCGCTCTTGCAATAAAACTTAATTGTTCTTCGCTTGTCAAGGTGTCCGTGTTTTTTTCAAAGTATGTGTCTAACGTGTTAAATTCTTCTTCGGTCAAACACTTTGGTTTTGCGTATGGAAATAGTTTATTCAACTTTTCTTTACGTTCATCGCATCCGCAGTCTTCACCTAATACAAATTTAACAAGTTTGTCAATTCCTGTTACTTCTGTAATT